GTCGGATTATAGAGGTCACGGTTGTGTACTTCACGTTAAGGTCCGCTGATATTTTTTTAGGTGGGACCCCTGACCTACTCAAAGAAACTATCTTCTCGTAACGCTCGTGTGATTCTTGGTTCTTCATGCGTCGGCCTGACTCAAGGTCAGCTTTGAAAACCTTAACGCCCTGAGAAACTGTTGAGTCATCGAGGTTAAAGAAGTCAGCGATCTCAGACTTCGGGTATCCCATCTCTAGTGCTTCGTGCATTGCTTTGCGCCGAGCCCATACTAGCTCAGGATACTGTCTCTTCTCTAGCACTGCATTGACTGGGAGTTGGTACTCTTCTGCGATGGTCTCAACGATTTCTTGTATTGTTAATTCGTAATGCATATTTTTTCCTATCGTAATGTGCGGGGCCGAAGCCCCGCTTGTAATCAGAACGGTATGTCATCACCGCCGAGATCAATAGATGCTACCTGTGCAGGCTGTGATTGCTGCTGCGGCTCAGACACATTGAATGTCATGTAAGGTTTGCCGTCTTTCATTTTGCGCCATGCAGCTAGACGTTTGAACTCATTGAATGGTCCTGTGTAATCAGGCGCTGCTTCGTTACCTTTCTTGTCGTTCTCGAATAAGACGCCGATCTTTTCGTACACCTCGATAACGTTCTTGCCATCGCGTGTTGTGTCCTTAGTGAACGTGACCTTACGATCTATCCCACCGTCATTGATCTTACCTTGAAGGATCAGCTTCTGTGTTTCGAATGGCGCGAAGGCTGCGCCGCGGTTAGTGTTGTCATAGTCTGCCATGCTTCTGGCTCCTTGTTGTCGGGTTGCCCCGTGGTTTACCACCCGCCTGATGCAGGTGTATCTTCTGATGAACGGCTCTTGTCTTGCTTGGCTGCTAGGTTTCCGTCGTCATCTTCTGGTGCAAGACAGGCCATGCCTAGTAATCCGTAGCGCCGTGCGTACGTGATTGCGCTGCCTAGTCCTTGCATGTCTTGCTTGCTAAGAACGAGATACACAAGGCTCGAGAACGTGGTGCCTGATGAGTGCAGTATCTTAGTCTCTACGTACATCCCGAGCTCGTCGCGTCCGCAAGGTTGCATTACTGCGAAGCCGTGCTCTTGGAATACCTTAGACGTTGCGTCGATCACTGCTTCGAGTGAGGCGTAACGGTTCTTGAAGTGCGGGTTCAAGCTGTCTTTCTTGACTGACTCCATAGATTGCTGTGCTTTGATCAGTGCTTTGATTGCTGTGTCGCTCATGTTTATCTCCTTAACTTCTTACTGTTATGCGTAGTGACCCACGCTTGTCTCTCTTGAGGGTGATGCTGTTGCTGTACACTTCGCGCTCATTCTGCCCGACCATTTCCTTCAAGGATTTCTTAGCAGCCTCAAATGATTTGGCCGCTGGTTCGTGTTCGATGTAGTCATGCGCTGCTGCGATGAAGGCGTTGTCTCTTGAGGCGTCTCGCTTGACCATCTTGTCCACCTCAATCTTGTCGATGCTGATGTCAGGTACGTCGATACCAACTGGCTCTTCATCCCGTAGAACGTAGCCCCAGAAGTCCGACACCACTGCCCACATAGAATTGAAATACTCTTGGTTACGTGAGACATACGTGCTCTCCCATTTGCTGTTACCGAATATGACTGACAAGTAGATTCCCTCTGCGTCAGCGAGGTGCGCGTACATCTGCATCTGTGGCATGTAGAACTCGAGCGCCTTATCCATAGTGTTGAATGAGTTCGTGTGCTTGGCCTCAACGATAGCGTTGCCGAACATGCCATCGACTGTACCCTTAGCTGGCACACCGCTGATGTCTTGAGTGTACTCAGCTTGCTGGTTCTTGACCGTGCATCCGTACTCAGTCTCGAACCAATTGATGTTGAAGTCTTCAGTGTGTATGCCGAGTTGCACTGCTATGTTGCGGCTGAGGTCATCGCCTTCGATGAGCCCTGTCTTGATCTGCCAGAGCTTTAACCATTCCCCCTGCATGATCTTCACGCAATCTGATCCGCCTATAAATCCTAATCTATTCATGTCTTACCTTTCTTTGTACTGTTTATATGTACTGCTTATGCGCAGTATGTTCAAGCGTTTCGTGTAGAAATATACTTATCGTATGGTGCGAGGTCAGCATCTGTGATGCCGTACTCGTTAATGAGTTTGTCTCGTGAGTGACCTGATAAATACATGTCTGAAATAGCGCCGCCTGAGAGCACGGTCTTGGCAGTCAGGGCGAATGGGTCATTGGCATACGTTGATGGCGCTGTACGGGCCTCTACGCCGCTGCTAGTAGCAGTCTTGGTTGCTTCCAAGAACTCTTTAGCAGTGGGGAGGACGCGGGTACGTGCATTACGTGTTGCTTCTTTGGTAATCGTAGCAGTGAACAAAGCCATGCGCTGCTCGTTAACTCCGCTAGGTATGTTGGCGTTGATAGTGTCGATCACATCCATCGCAACCATCTTAGGCTCAAGGTCACGAGGCATAGCAAAGCGAGTTATGATGTCTGATTTGAACCAGTCCTTGAGGTAGGCCATGCGTTCGTCATAGTTCATCGAGGAATCCTCCTAGTTTTTTCTGTGGCATTTCTGTTTCGAGCTCGTCCTCCCAGCGTTCTTGGTTGAGCCAAGTGGCAGGGTGCGGGATGAACTGGCGTTCAGTACCCATGACCTCGCAGTGCTTGGTGTAATCTAGTGCAGCTTGGATGATGACGTTCGGGTCTTCGAACTTAGTAGCCTTAGCGAAGGCAGTACGTGCTGTGCCCTTGCCGATGCGGCGTGGATACGTAGACCAGAACGCCCAGAACATTTCTGTATCGAGAGGGTGTGCCAATTTGGCACGTGAAATACTACTTACTTTATTAATATCTAGTATAGTAATATTACTAACTACTTCGTGTGCCAATTTGGCACGGGTATCGTCTGTCATTTCGTCCTCCATACATGTGATAACATAGAAATTAGATGTACCTTTTCTTTGCTTGACCTTGATGTGACCATTAACTTCAAGCCACTTCAGTGAACGAGCAATAGATCGCAGTGGTATTTGACTGCCAAGCGCAAGCGTATCTCGTGAAGGGTAACATTCCCCTTGACCGTTGCTGTACTTAGCGAGTTCTATCAGAGTTGCCTTAGCATACGGCTTGTCTATCCTAGATAAAGCTATGTCTGCTATGAGATCAAAGTCCATGGTCTCCTCCTCCCAACTGGCGGCGGTTATATATAGCTGTCGCCGTTTTTTTCTGGATCATAGTCGTTGAGTTTCTTGTCACGATAATTATTTATTTGATTCTTCATTGACTGCTTGTCTGCTTGGAGTGCACTGATACGTTTCTCTTTGTTATCAAGGGCTTCGCGTTGCTTAGCGATCTTAGATTGCATGACTGATATGAGCTTACGTGATTCATTGAGATTGTTTTCTAATGACTTGATTCTCCTGTCGCTCATGCTCGTCCCTCGCTTTTGTTTGTCTCGGTGACGACACGATTTACTGCACCGATTACTGAGTTACGGCTGCGCCCTAAGAACACAGCGATGTCTCGCATCGTCCAGTTCTTATCTCTGAGTATCAGTGCATCAAGAACCTCGTCGTCCTCCCACTGGCCTGTCTTTAGTGCTCCATCTTTACGTAGCATGAGTGTTCCTTTGGTTATAAAATTAGTTTATTACGCAGAAGTTTTTATTTAATTGAATAGAATCCGACACGTTTACCGTCACCGATGTCACGTCTGTCACAGACAATCGGCCATCCAGCTTCCTTCAAGTCATATATTCTAGCAGATAATCTGAAGCATCCGAACATATTCAGTGCTTCCATTGGGCTTATTTCTTTACCAGTCTCGAGGTGGCTAAGAATCTTTGCGCTTTGTGAGTCCATGTTTTTTCTCCGTTCGTTTTTTACGTGCTCGTTTGTTACGAGCTATTCTTTTCTCATCGTCTGTCTTGTGTGTCGGGTGCAGTAAGCCACCGTGTTGTGGGTGAGTGTGCCTCCACTGGTATGTTAACCAGTTGGTG